TCCAGATGGAACACCACACGAATCTAATAAAAGATCTGAAATTGGTGAAAATTTTGAAGACCTTTGGTTTGGTTTTGAACAAGAATATTTTATTCGTGAAGAAGTTAATGGTAACATTTTAGGACACAAGAGAAATATTCTTAAAGGTCAAGGTGAGTATTACTGTGGTGTTGGTCAAAACGTTGTTGGTCGTGATTTTGTTGAAGAACATTTAGACATGTGTTTGTATTATGGGATTGATATTACTGGAATCAATGCTGAGGTTGCTCTAGGTCAGTGGGAATATCAAGTATTTTCTCAAGGTAAATTAAAAGGTGGAGACGATCTTTGGATGACTAGATACTTCTTACTTAAAACTGCTGAAAAATATGGTTATCATATTGAACTTCACCCAAAACCAATAACACACGGAGAGTGGAACGGTTCAGGACTTCATACAAACTTTTCAACTGATATGATGAGACATGATGGTAACGAGAAATACTTCATGGCACTATTCAACGCACTTGAGTCAAGACATGAGGACCATATTAAGGCTTATGGGTCAAACAATCACCTACGATTGACTGGTGAGTATGAGACACAGGCAATTGATAAATTCAGTTGGGGTGTGTCTGACCGTGGAGCATCAATTAGAGTTCCTCAGGACACCTCAAAAGAATGGAAAGGATATGTTGAAGATCGTAGACCAGGATCAAATGCTGATCCATACAAAATCATTCGTGAGATTGTCAACTCATTATATGTTGCTCAACTTCTTTATGATGCAAAAACTATGATGACCTCATTTGTCGATATGGATGGTCTTACTGGAAAATACGGTACAATGTCTAACGATGAGTTATTAAAAGAATATAGAGAAGAATAATGGAACAAGTTAATCATCCACAACATTACGGTGGTGAAGATAATCTTTATGAAGCAATCAAAGTAATTGATGCTTGGGATTTAGGATTTAGTTTAGGAAATACAGTTAAATATATTAGTCGTGCAGGAAAAAAAGGAAAAGACAAAGAACTTGAGGACCTCAGAAAGGCATTATGGTACCTCCAACACCACATCGAGACACTCGAAAAAGAAAACAGGTCTTGATAAAGAAATTAGTGTTTGGGATGCCCTCACAACACCAAATGAATTATTAAGAGAAACTCTCATTAACTTTATGTGGGGGTTTTTAGGGAACTCTATTGTGGTTTTTGCCGCAAAAGAACTGGACTTTTTAGTACTCATTAATTATATTGTTTATTACATACTAATTTCTTATATTGTGAATAGGAAGAAATATGAGACTATGTTAGGTAAGTTCATTATTCTTCCTGGATCTGCGGCGGCAGGTGCTTTTACAGGATATAAGTTAGCACAAATAATCTCAAATTTCATTTAAAAATGAGAAAAGGTTGGAACTCAAATGATTTTCAAGGAAGATCTAAAGATCATATGGAAAGAAACTATAGGATTTTTGCCTTTATATTGGCATTATGTTGGTTGGTGGGAACCGGCCTTGTTTTATACAAATTAATTGATTACATTTTTTAATCTATACTAATATGAAATACTACAAAATCACACTTGGTCATAAAGGATCAGAAATCTATCCGTTCAAGTTAAACACTGAACAGTATAACACATTCCAAGAAAAAAGAGTTGAGTTCGATGAAATGGAATACGAACAAATTTGTGAGGTTTTAGGTGTTGAAGACTATTTTGATTCACCATTAGACTCCTTAATGGGTCCTTATCCTGAAACTTTTTATATGAAAGTTGAAGATGAAGATGGTAATTTGATTTATGAAACTGAAGAGTTTAATTACGACAAATCAGATTATGAAGAAAAATATTGTAGTCAAGAGGCATATCTTATTATAGAAGATTATTGTAAAGGAGAACACTTAGTTTATGACATACCTTTGGAGGAAGATTTTGACATTGAAAAATTAAGATTTGAAGTCAAAGACGTTGGTTGTAGAGTTGAAATTGTCACGGATATCTTATACGATGATAAAAAATTTGGAATTTATAAATCATTTGGTGATACCTCAAGTAAGGGATATTATTACCATTTAACAGCAGGAATTTAAAAAATGATAGAAACAGGAAAAATAATAAACGGAGATTGTATTGAGGTGATGAAGACATTACCTGAGGGTAGTGTTGATTTAGTTGTCACCAGTCCACCATACGGAGTAGGAATTGATTACGATGTCCATGAAGATGATATGGAGTTTAGAGACTATGAAGATTTTGCCAAATCATGGTTGACTGAAGTTTACCGTGTGTTAAAGGACGATGGTCGTATTGCCTTGAACATACCGTATGAAATTAACAGACAGAAAAAAGGTGGACGTATCTTTTTTGTGTCTGAGATGTGGCAGATAATGAAACAAATTGGATTTGGGTTCTTCGGTATTGTGGATTTGGAAGAACAATCACCACATAGAAGTAAGACTACAGCTTGGGGTTCTTGGATGAGCCCGTCAAGTCCTTACATCTATAACCCAAAAGAATGTGTTATATTGGCATATAAAAAACAACACATTAAAAAAATTAAAGGTCAACCACAATGGACTGGAGAATTAACTGAAATTGAAAATGAAGATGGATCAAGAAGAAATAAGATGGTCTATGACGAAAACGATAAGAAAGAATTTATGGAACTTGTGTTTGGTCAGTGGAATTACTTTGCAGATACTAAATCACTCACCAAGGCAACTTTCTCGATGGACATACCAACCAAAGCGATTAAGATATTATCCTACAAAAACGATGTAGTTTTAGACCCATTTGCAGGATCAGGAACTAGTTTAGTTGCTGCAGAGACGCTAGATAGAAGATGGTTAGGTATTGAATTATCACCAAACTATTGTGATGTTGCTAGAGGTAGAGTTCAGACATTTGTTGATGAAAAACATAAAGTAAAAGTTGAGGAATCAAATTGATACTTTATCACCTTCTTTAATATTATATTTTTTACATTCATTTCCGGGCAACTCCAAAACCATATCACCTGAACCCTCGTAATGTTCACATTCGGGGGTTTTACATGGAGAACAATTATGATGTATTTTTGAAATAATACCATCTTTTATAAAAATTATATCTAATGGTACCAAACAATTTTTCATCCAAAAGTTATGAGATTCGTCATCCATTAAAAATAACATACCATCAAAACCATCAAAATCTTTACCCATCATACCATTTTGAATGTCTTTTGGGGTAATGACACATTTTACATCGTATAAGTTAGTATTTATAATTAAATCCATATATCAATAAATATGAAAAAGTTTGAAAGATGGTCTGGTGTAATATTAAAAAAGAACGATAAAGTTCTTATGTGTAAAAGAGCACCCAATAAAAGTTTACCTAATGTATGGTCAATTCCATCTGGACACATTGAAGATGGGGAGTCTCCAGGTCAAGCGGCAATAAGAGAGTATTTCGAAGAAACAAATATAGAATTACCAACCAACATCCAACTTGTTGGGTTTGTGGATAAGTTTAATGAAGATGAAACCACAAAAAGAGGTATGATGTATGTATTTTATACAGAAACCGATGATGAGAATGTGGTCCCTGATCTTGAAAAAGCATCTGACGGATTTGAACACACAGAATGTAAGTTCTTTTCTTACGATGAATTGCCTAATCAAAAGAAAAATGAAGATTTATTAAAAATAATTAAAAAAATTTTCAAATAGTTGTTTGTGGATTGATTGAAATCACTATCTTTGTAGTGTAATCATTTAAACCCATTACAATTATGTCTACCATCACTCAAGTCCAAAATTATCAAGGTTCTAACTCTTTCATCATAAAGATGAAACAAGCAATCTCCAAATACGGTTCTTTAACCGCTAAACAAACCGAGGCGGTTGAAAAAATCCTTAACGCACCTGTTGAGGCAAAACAAGTAGAACTTACTGAGGATATGAAAAAGATCCAATCCTATGATGGTACTAACTCTTTTGTTAAAGAGATTCAGTCTAAACTTGAGAAGTATGGTAAATTATCTGATAAACAAGTGTCAGCTGCCATAGGCCAAATCAAAAAAGAAGAAACTAAAGCGGCGACCAAACACATGAACATTCCTACCGAAGGAGACACCATTCAAGTTGGGCGCAAGATTGGTCAACAAATTAAAGAGACATACGGTCTTCAATTCAACCCAACTATCTTGGACATTACTAAAGTTTTGGCAATTTCACCTAAGGCGGTTAAGTTCGCAGGTAAGATGACCGTGAAGCGTTGTAAAGTTTGTATGTGTTGTGCTAAAAGTTTGACTGACGAGTTTTCTATGTTGACTCAAATGGGTAAGACTTGTGCTAAACATATGAAAGTTGAATACATCAAAGACAAGAGTCAAGCGGATCGTTTCCGTGAAGAGTACTTGAAACGAGTTGAGGAAATTGGTGTTATGGAATTTTGGGTTCCTAAGTCTCAACTCAAAAATTGGGAAGGTGATTCTGAATTTTTATTAACTATGTTTGACTAATGTTTGTTAGTCAAACATTTTTTCCATATCTTTGTAGAAATTAATAACTATGATAAACACCATCAAAATCATCTCAGACAAACACGGAGTTTTACTTAACGAAAATTTCGTAGACGCAACCCAATTTAAGATTTTCTTAAAGTCAGTTCACGGAGCCTTGGTTCTTAATGAATCTTTAAGTTTCTTCAATGGAGATACTACCCTTATTCACATTCCTGCAAAACAATTGCAAGATTGTATAATTGTAACATCATCTAGTGAAGTGAGTATTACAGATCACGTTAAAAGTAAACTTGAATCTTTAGTATAATATTTATCAATATGAGAAATTTAATAATTTTTACATTTTTGTTAACTTTGTTTTCTTGTAAAAAAGAAGAGTTCATACCAAACCCACCAAATCCACCTGTGGATATTATAACCGACTCAAATTTGGTTGATACCACTTTAACTTTAGCTGGTCAAAAATGGGTTATTACAAAAATATTACTAACAGATCTTATTTCGGAAAATCGTCAAGATACGTTGGACTTTGAAAATAATTCTGACTATACTTATAACAACATCCCTAGTTTGTATGATTTGGACGTTAATCCTTACAATTATAAACTTACTTTGTATAACACGCCTTGGGGACATTTAGTTGGAACTCTATATGAATACAACTTAACTTCAGGTGTGGTTGTTGGGTCTTTCTTTGTTGATTACTACAATCCGAGTATTCAATATAAGATTTGGATGACCCGTCAATAGTTTCCTTGTTTAGAAAAACAAGGTGGTGGAGAGAAGACACGTTCAGTGTCGGCCTTAAATGAAATGGAGGACTTTGGTCCTCCTTTTTTATACAATATGAGATCCACTTACTTCTTTTATCTCAAGATCAGGAAAAAGTCCTTTGAAATAATCGTAAACTGCATTTTTTAAGTGTCTTGACACTATATGATAAGGAATATAATCTTCCATCTCTTTATCTATTGAATAATCGTAATATACGGTTTTTGATGGTATTCTATACACAAATAAAGGTTCCCCAAATTCGTTCATTAGATAAATTGACCCAGGCCATTCACCCCAACCTTTAACATCTTTTGATATGGTTTTAATAAACATATTTTTATACTTTGGGTATTCATCGGCATACTCAGCATCAAAACGATCTCTTCTATAAGTTTCGTTTATTAAATTTAATTGATCCTGAGTTATAATAATTTTCATATCTTGATAAATATCTTCTAAAATATTATTATATTTGTACTATGGAAAAAATGATTTATTTAGTGAGAGGAATACCGGGAAGTGGTAAATCAACATTTGCAAAAACTTTGGGTGGAGAACATTACGAAGCCGATATGTTTTTTATAGATGGGAACGGTGAATATAAATTTGATGGTTCAAAAATTAAATTGGCTCACGAGTGGTGTCACGATATGGTTTATATGGATATGATAAAAGAAATACCAAAAATTGTCGTTTCAAACACATTTACTCAAGAATGGGAGATGGAAACATATTTTGAGATGGCAAAAAAATACGGGTATAAGGTATTTTCAATCGTAATCGAAAACAGACACGGAGGGAGTAATGAACACGGAGTTCCTGAAGACAAATTAGAACAAATGAAAAATCGTTTTGAAATCAAATTATGAAAAACTTTGATAAATTACTTACAACTGGTGTAGTGTGGATCACATCTGATACTCACTATCATCACAAAAATATCTGTCGAGGTGTTACCAATTGGCGAACACAAGATGGTAATATCCCCGTAAACTCAACTCGAGACTTCCGAGATCTTGATGAAATGGATGCGGTAATTGTGAACAACATAAACTCAAAAGTTGGTCCGAATGATACTTTGATTCACTTAGGTGATGTTGCTTTTGGTGGGTTTGAAAGAATTGAACAATTTTTAGATCGTTTAGTTTGTAAAAACATTCACTTAGTCTTGGGTAATCACGACCAAAACATTTTAAAAAATAGACAAGACATTCAAAACAGATTCTTATCCGTTCAGCATTATCTTGAGGTTAATATTTGTGATGTAGATTTTGTTTTATGTCATTACCCACTCCAAAGTTGGAACGGATTAAACAAAGGTGTGATCCATCTTCACGGACACGTTCACTTATCGGCTCAAAACAAGTGGGGTAATGGAAAAAGATTGGATGTTGGTATGGATGGTAACAACATACATCCATATAAAATCA